GCCGTACTTGACGGTTTGAGTATGTGCCTAGACTACAGTGTGAACACATCTGCGCGAGTCTTTGTTGCTGACGACGACGACAGCCAGGATTTCGACGGTATAATGACGCTGGAATTCTGGACTAAGGTGGCTGGCGCCGGAGGTGCGTCGTTGGGCAATTATGTTAGGGGCGGATCCGTAGGCAGTTACGTTGTAAGATATGGTGCGTCTAAGTATCAGTTCAATGTGAGCGGAGGGCTGTACACCGCATCTACGGCAGACGTTAATTTGAATGTGTGGGAGCATGTCGTCATTGTATGTACACAGACCACTGTAGACATCTACATTAATGGAGAACTCGACTCACATCATGACCATGAGATTACTTTCGCGGACATCGACGGACAGATTATTTTGGGTAATCGGTCTGGCCTTGACCGGTATCTCGATGGGCGTATGGCTTTGTTCGCCAGGTACAATGACGAGAAGAATGCGGCATGGGCCAAGGCTCGATACGAGGATAGCCTGTCGGCGGTATGGCAGACCATGTGGGGGGTGCGAGATACGTTGGCGAATGTCACATCCGGCAACCTCTCTAATTCTAGTATCGTTGTAACGGCAGGTTCTGTTGCTGTCAAAACTATTGAGTATGAGGGCAAACCTTGTAAGGCGATTGAACCGTCATCCGATAGTGATTTTTACCTCCCACGCTCGGCGTCACTGCAAACAGAGGGTGACTACGCGCACGGCACATGGGAGTTTTACTTTCAGAAGAATTCCGCTAGCAGCGTATTTAGATTTCGATTCTGTATGGATACGTTAGGAACTGGCTCCACGGATGGTTTAGAGATTCAGGTTAATGCAACTGAACAGATATTCGTATATTCCAAGGGGGCAGGCTCAGAATTAATGTCGACGGCAGCAGGCACCATCGTAATCGGGCAGGTGCATAAAATTACACTATCACGGAAACCAGGCGGTAAGATATGGGTCTGGCTCGATGACGTGTTAGTTACGGCGGCAACAGGGTCTAACCCTGTGGTGAGCGACACCCATCTGACAGGTAGCTACATCGAGTTTGAGCTAGATGCTACCGATCGAGTATTCTTAGGCAATCAGGCAGGTAACTACTCATGCCGTAAACGGATGACAGCTAAATTAGGTTAGGGGGTACGCATGAGCAGCTATGCAGCGAGGGACTCAATGGTAAACCTACTCTCAGGTATGGGTACATCTCGCGACGTATTAACGCATGCAACGTGGCAGAAAAAGAGCATATCTAAGGCTGACCTGAGTGCCATCTATCGGAATTGGTTAGCGGCCAAAATCGTAGACATTCCGGTTGATGACGCTCTGAGAAATTGGCGTAAAGTCAAATCGGCAACCCTATCAGCCGAAGAGATGGAAACCATTCACAATTCAGAGAAAACGCTCAGGCTGCGTAAATCAGTAGAACGTGCACTCAAGTGGTCCAGGCTTTACGGCGGGGCTGGAATCCTAATGCAGTTCGACGACGGGCTCGACCCGATGGAACCGCTTGATATTACACGGATTAAACGTGATTCCTTAAGGAAGCTGCACGTCTTTGACATGCATGACCTAAACGCCTCTAGCGTGAATACCCGTGATCCTCTTGCTGCTAATTACAGAGAGGTTGAGTACTATAAGGTAGCAGGGACAGGCTATCAGATACACGCGTCTCGGTTTCTAATATTCCAAGGCCGGGACTTGCCGTGGGAAGATTTCGCGAATAATCAGTATTGGGGCGGGTCCTACATTGAGCCGATTTACGATGACATTGTAAACGCCAAGAACGCGACCCAATCCATCGCCGGCTTACCCTCTAAAGCTGTCATCGACATGATTGGGGTAGAAGGGCTGTATACGCGAGTGGGTCTGGATGGGGCGGAGTTAGACGCGATGATTCAAGCTTTTGTTGCGAAAGCAGTTATGAAATCCACAGCCAACGTAAGTGTATACGACAAGGACCTGGAGACACCTACTCAACAGTCAATATCGTTTGGTGGACTACCGGATGTAGGTAGATGGTTTCAGCAGAATGTAGGCTCAGGTGGAGACATCCCTCTCACCCGGTATTTAGGTGAGTCGGCGCCTGGGCTGAATAGCACAGGCAAAGCGGAGCAAGAGAATTATTACAACTCCGTGGCAAAAATCCAGGATGGCCCCATCCGGGAAAACCTAGAGTATTTTGACCAAATCCATCAGATGTCACTCAGAGGTCGAGTGGTCGATGATTGGGAGTTTGAGTTTGAACCGCTTTACCAGCCGAACGCACTGGAGATAGCGCAGAGAGAACAAGCGGAAGCTCAGACGGACGCGACTTACCTACATACCGGTGTCGTGGAGCGTTACCACGTGAAGCAGCGGCTAAAGAAGGAGGGTCGATACGATATAACCGATGAAGAGATTGAGCTCGACAGAGCGGAGGCGGAAGCCGATGAACCGGAAGCAAGAGAAGAAACTGAGGAAAGCCCTTTCAACTCAAAGGCCCAAACCGAGGAGCAAACGCCGGAAGGCGAAAGGCGTCCGGGTACCGAGCCACGTAGAGAATAATTATGAGGCTGTAATCAGAAAGAAAACCATAGACCCAATTACCCGTTTTATTCGGGAAAGGATTCTCCCTCTGCTGGCAGGGAAACCGGATGGCGTAATTGATGCACCGGAGGACGCGGCTTTTAGACAAGCATCTAGATTGTTGGATAATTACATGGAGACAATGAGGAAGGAAATCCCTCAGACGGCAAAGAGGTTAGCACGGCAACAAATACAACACGTAGAGGGTCTGCATTTAAAAGCTTTCCTATCAGACATAAAATCCGCGATTGGGGTCGACTTACGTTCAGTGCTATCTGACACAACGGTTAAGAGGCAATTAAACAAAGCGGTAAGCGAGAATGTAAAGTTAATAAAGAGTATCCCGGAGAAGTATCATGCCCGAGTTGAACGGATTCTCAAGATGGGGTATGAGGAAGGTAAGTCGCGGTTTTCAGTGCGGAAATTACTTGTCGAGGAGTTTAAAATCAGTGAGCGGCGTGCACGGTTTATCGCACGAGACCAGACGTCTAAACTGATGAAAAACTTAGACCGTATACGGCAGGAGGAGGTTGGTGTGGACGAGTATACGTGGAACACAGCGGGGGACGATAAGGTGCGACCGTCCCATCGCGCCAATAGCGGCAAAACTTTCAAGTGGTCATCTCCCCCGCCGGAAACAGGGCACCCCGGTGAGGACATAGGTTGTCGATGTGGTGCTACCCCAAACCTTGATGCGATACTGGGTCTTATATAACCTGTAGACCTGTGTACCTATTGACCCCCCTAATTCCATGCAGTAATATCGTGTTAGCGGAGGTTGGATGACTAAACGGATAAACACCCCGATGCCGGCTCGTGTGGCTAAAGTTGGCGTACAGGATTATTTACTATCATCTTTTGTCCGGCTAGGGGTTCCGGTGCCAGACTCTTACAAGGAACTACCTGGTGATACAATCATCAAAGTCCTCCGGCCGAAGGAAGAGGTCTTCAATGAGGCCTCACTTACAACCCTAGAAGGTAAACCGGTAACGTTCACCCACCCCCCTGTTTTCTTTGACAAAATGGATGATACACTTAAACCGGTATTCAAAAAAGGTAAAGTGGTAAGTAAGCCTATAGTTGACGGGGATACGATACGGGTTGACTTAGTCGTCGAGGACCAGCAGACGGTTGACCTGATAAATCAGGGCGTTAACCAGATTTCGTTAGGGTATCGTATGAAACCCGTATGGGGTGAAGGGTACCATGAGAGGCATGGCGTATATGATGCGCGATTCACGGAAATTCGCATCGACCACGTGGCAATAGAACCAAAGGGGCGAGCTGGCCCCCACATCAGAATATTAGACAGTGAGGAGAGACAGACCATGGCGGTACGTATTGTTGACGGGTTCCATTACCCGCTACCGGATGATGATAATGTGTTGCAGGCATTCGATACTCTCGTGCAGCAGCGAGATAACGCCGAGCAACAAATCCAGGATTCTTCTGCTGAGATTAGCAGGCTAAAGGGCGAGATGGTCGTGAAGGATGAAAAACTAAAAGAGCTATCCGACCCGGCCAAACTCGAAGCCGAAATCCAACGTAGGGTGGAAGTCATGGATTCTGCAAAGAAAATCGCAAAAGGGATTAAGATTTCGCCCGCTCAGAAAGTCGTAGAGGTTCAAAAAGAGGCTATTCAAATGGCCAGTCCACACATCAATTTGGAGGGAATGAACGAGGATAACATTGACGGTGTATTTCGTGCACTCGTCGAAATGCATAAGGCCGAGCCGCCCAAGCCAGATGTCGTCTCGCATGCCGTTAACGCGGCAACCGATAGCGCGGTAGACCGGACTAAGTCGTATCTTCAGTTAGGCTGCGAGGCAAGAGATAAATGGGTCGCGGCAAACCGGGAACGCCAACTTAAATTTGCAGGTAGGAGGTAGCCATGCCCTCAATACAAAGCACATACGCTGAAGCACCCACGAATGCATTCCCTGGTGCGACTGTTGATTTTCACGGGTTCCGCGATGACGAACCCGGTCATATCGAGGCAGGGGACTTAGACGCCGGGACGTTGGTCCAACGGGGTACACACCCGGACGGATTTATCGCCGCAACGGACGGCGAGTATATAGGCGTGCTTATTCGCGATAAATCCAAAGCCGGTGCGGCAACTGACCATGACCTCACTTACTCGCACGAGGAGCAGGTAACTGTACGTAAAGGTGGGTATATTAAGGTGAATTTCACCGGCACAGGGGACAAAGACGACGCCCTGTTGTACGATGACACCACTCTTGCCATTTCTGCTGGTACTGCTGGAGAAGGAGAGACACAGTTAACTGGTTGGACACTCGCAGAAAAAATGACAGCAAGCGGCGTTGCGAAAATTAGGATACCGATTTAAGGGAGGTACGATTATGCCTAATGGATACGGGGTTACGGACGCGGATACCGCGATATTTTTCGAGGAGCAATTGAAATTCATCGTGCCAGAGATGTATGAGGTCATCTATCCGAGCATGAAATGGCGCGATATTTTTCATGTGTCGAGTATGCGGCGACCGGGTACACCCAGCATCGAACGTCGTGCGGCTGACCGTCGTGGTGAGGCGGTATGGACGTCGAGTCAACCGTCTACGTTGCCGCGGGCTGATATCAGCACCAAGCGAATTACGTTCCCAGTTAAGGAGTGTGCCACGTCGTTCGCTTACACTGAACGCGACCTCCGTGTAGCCAAGTTGGCGGGCGAATCGCTGGAGCGCCAACAAATGGAAGCGGCGGTGGACGTCATTAATCGGCACCTAGAGACGTGTGTGTTCAATGGTGCGCCTGAGTTGGGGTTGGATGGGATTTTGACAAACTCGGAAATCACAAAAACGAATGTGTCAGCGACAGGTACAGGAGACGCTACCGCGTGGGATACCAAGCTCAGCAACCCAGATGATATTATCAACGACGTCACCACTATAGCGACGTTGCAGAAAGTCACAACCAAGGGCGAACACTCCGCAAAAAAACTAGGGTTGCCAATCGAACAGCGCGAACTTCTCGCTAATACACCTAGGTCATCAACCAGTGATACCACGCTGTTAGAGTGGATGGTGGCAAAACTGGAATTTTTGAGGACCACCGATGATGTTGTCGAGATTCGGCAACTCGCCGGCTCAGGTGATGGCGGCGTGGACCAATTTTTGCTATTCGATCCCGATCCCCGAATGATGGAGGTCGTGATTCCAATGGATGTAACGCCGCTAAAATACAGGGTGGAGGGCCTTGAATACATCATTCCATTAGTGGCAGAATTCTCTTCGGTGCACATTATGTACCCGAAATCACTATGGTTTGGTGCGGGTATCTAGGAGGGTACATGAAAATTGTAAACACAAGCGCGGGACAGTCAGTCGGGTTTATGCTCGGTCATGGGCTACGAAACCACGTCGAACTCCGGCCGGGGGAGAACCTCATAGAGGGTGAGCAATTAGAAAAACTCCTGAAACATCCGATGCTCAAGGCCTACCGTGATAGGGGCGTCTTGGTATACTCGACGCCCAAACGGGCGTCAAAAGCGACAGCACTGACACCACCCTCGGTTGACGAATGAGCATCACTCTATCCGATTTTCGTGCGGAATTCCCGGAGTTTGCGGGTACGTCCGACGCTCGTATCGAGAGTCTGATTGCCTACGCTGAGAGTCGGATAGATGAGACTAGGTGGAGCAATCAGTACGATATGGGGTTACTACTGCACACCGCGCACCATGTTGCGATGCTTAACTCAGCGGGGCCAAAAGCGGGGCCCGGCCCCGTTGCCGTAAAAACGATGGGCGGGTTGTCCGTTTCTTTTGCTGCGTATTTAGCATCGGCAGGGGGGCAGTCCCATCTAAAGGCGACTGCATACGGCAGGATGTTGCTAGACCTCTCTCAATCTATAGGACTGAGAGTAGACATAGCTAGGATGGTTACAGGGGTCAGGGTAAATGTCCCAGAAAATTGAACTAAATGCGGATACCAAATGGTCGGCAATCCCGAAGATAATGCGTGAGCTTGCCGAAATGCCTAACCTTAAAGTCGGTATACTCGAAGGTACAGGTGTGCATCCATACTCCTATCGTACGCTCATATCTGAGATAGGTTATTATTTAGAGTTTGGCACGGATATTGAAGTAGAAACTGCATGGGGTCCCGCTGAACAAGTACGTATACCCGCTCGCCCCTTCATCGGCAAAGCGATGAGAGAAAACGAAAAGAAGATAAAAAAAGCAATCGGAAAGAGTCTGGAGAAAGTGTTACAGGGACGTAGCAGCGGGATGCGAATATTTAATGCACTCGGGCTGATGCTACAATCGATGGTGAGGAAGGCCATCGACGACACCACGTACCCACCGTTAGCTGAGGCAACGCTCGAAAAAAAAGGGTACGAGAAATGGCACCCTCTCATTGAGTACGGGATCCTGAAGGGCGCTATCAGTTATGCGGAGGACAAGTGAAATGCTTGAACATTTTACGGAATACCTGGTAACCGCTACGCTGATAGAGTACGACAAGGGCAGTTGGGTTGATGGTGTGTATGTGTATGATGCTACTCCTTCATCCTCTGACATCCTGATATCGGAGCCACAGCCGGCCTCGGATAATGGCGTACAGCATCTGACATCGGGGGAGATGCGTAAGGATTGGTATGAGGTTTGGACTTCAGCGGCCATTAATCTCTGGGAGGACAACGCGGACCCTAGTCAGATTCAATGGGGTGGTAACACGTACGAGATTTCGAAAAAAGGTTCATGGGTGAACTATGAGGGCTTTAGCCGTCTCCTGGTAAAACGGGTGCAGCCTAATGAATAGCGCTGTAGTATATAGTTGGCTTAACGCTGTGACCGGTTTGACTACCATATGCCGGTCTAAGTCACATGGCCCTCGACCGACTGGCCCCGTGATATTGGAGTGGTCTCGTGTATCAGAGGTTGAGGTGAGCGCGCCTATTATGTTCGTTGACCCAGATGAGGGTGAAGAGTTTGACGCGGAACTTGTGTATCACACACGAAACGAATTAACTTTGGCCGTGAATTTGTACGGTAACGATGAAGACACGGTGTTAGGCTATCTACGGAAAATTCCGACAGCAATGAAAAAATCCGGGCCCAGAAAAATCCTGAATGCAGCAGAGGCGGTCTTTCTTAGGGCAGGGCCTTATCGTAATCTATCCGATTTTCCGGACACAAAGTGGAAAGTTCGGTATCAAATGGATTTAACATTTCTGGCTCATTTTGATGAAGCTGTAATTGAAGAGGACTTCTTGGTGGATGAAATTGAACTAGGTATCGAATTCCGACAAGAAGAGGGCAACACGATTGAAAAAACCATATCGGTAGGAGGAGACTAATGCCTGCACCCATTGACCGGTTTATCCCTGTGACCATCAACCTACAGGACGCATCTATCCCACAGGTATCATTTGGTACCGCGCTTGTCCTCATCGACGACGATTTAATCCCGCTAGATAAGCGGAAGTTGTTTACGTCTAGGGCAGGGTATTCGAATTTTGCCACAACATCAGACATTTATAAATTTTCACAGATATATTTCTTTCAGGACCTAGTGCCTGAGAAAGTCATGATTGGCCGGTGGGCTCAGTCGGCAACTAACCCATACTTCTACTGTGGCTCGCATGAGACATCGTATGCCGTATGGGAGCTTGTGGGTGATGGCTCATTTACGGTTACTGATGGTACGAACTCTGACATTATTACCGCTGTTGACTTTGACGGTATTACGGCGCTATCTCAGGTTCCAACAATCCTCACTGCTGCCATACAGGCAGTTGGAGCGCCAAACGTAACTGGCCTTAATACCTCAGCATTTGAGTTTGATTCTCAGAATCGGCTAGTCCTCCGTATGAGTACCAGCGGTTCATCGGCAGAAACGGTATCTATCGTATCAGGTGGCGGCGGTACTGACCTCACTACCTCATCCTACATGGACGTTGCGAATGGTGCGGCAGTAGCGGGTATCGACGCGGAGACACCTGCAGAGGCGTTGACCGCGATTAAAAATCTAGATGATAGTTTCTGGGAGGTCATGTGTGAGCGCTCGGCTACAGCAACACAGCTTGTAGGTTTAGCAACAGCAGCTGCCGGCTTCGGCAAGCACAGCACACTAGTTGAGACGTCAACCGATGCGGTCAACGATGCATCTACTACCGATTTAGGTTATCAGATTAAAGACGGGTCGATTTCACGCTGCCACACAATACACCACCAGCATACGACTGAGTGGCCGGATGCAGCGGCAATTGGGCGATTCCTCCCAGAAGAGGAAGGCTCCGCGTCGATTGATTGGAATGCACTGAATGGTGTGAAGGAGAGCAAACTCGCGGCAGACGGTGTATCCGGAACACACTTTAATGACACTGAAGTGGCAGCGCTTGAAGCCAAAAATTATAGTTACATTGTAAAACCAGGCGGTGGCCCCCCGATATTAAAAAGGGGTCGAGACGCCGACGGGTCAGAGCATAGACACGTCTTGGGTGCTGATTGGTGCGCAAAGCGCATACAAGAGGCCATCGCGTTAATGCGATTGAAAAACAAATCTACGAATTTTGACGATGCCACAATTCAGCAAATACGTGCAATTGTTGAGTATTACTTTGAGGAGGGTGTTAGCAGGGGTTTCCTCGTTAACACCGACGATCGGCCCCTCACTTATAACTTCCCGGAGGGTGACGACTTTACGTCTCAAGAGCGAGCGTCAACGCGTATGTCCTTGCCCAACGCGGCAATCGCGCATTTGAACGTCGCGGCGGAAACAATTGCGCTAACAATGACGTTCACCATTTAGAGGAGGACTCAAATGATATTCACGCCTTACGACCCCGAAAAATGCATAACCACCATAACTAGTCTAACTGCCGGCTCACACGTCGTGAAAGGGTGGGATACAGACACTATGTTTGAGGCAGAGTACGATGAAGAGATGGCGTCAACGCATACTGGTGTGGGTGGCTCGTCTAGACTTGTTATTCATTACAACGTATCAGGTGTCGCCCGTTTTCATCTATCTGACTATTCACCGTCTAATGATTTCTTTTTTGTGCTGTTTAAGACTCGTGGCCAGTTCGCCGTTAGTATGGTCGACATAAAATCCAAAGGACGAGTGTTCTTGTCGCGGGCTTGCCTCATCCACCAGGTGCCTCCGATGGTGATAGGCAAATCGCCAGGGCCAAACGTTTGGGGCATTAAATTTGCGCAGGGGATGATTAAGCACGCCGGCGGGTTAGGGATTGGGTTATAGATGCAAGAATTACCAAAAGATATTCAAGAGCTATTGGGTGTAAAAGAAGGCGATTTTCGAGACCAAATCGTATTTTCAGTCAAAGGGTTCGGTACGTCAGAAGCGGTGTATATCCTTCAACCGCTTACATGTAGAGAAAATCAAGAAGTGTACCATGACTCGTTGTATAAGGTCATCAACGCGGTAGGTCAGCTATTCAATGGTGACGAACAGGAGGGTCCTTCTGTTGCTGACTTTGCAAGGGCGGTGACCTCCATAGATAAGAAGACACTTTTTGAGCTTGGCGATAAATTATTGTGTAATGCGACTATTGTCTCAGACGGCGAGAAGCACAACCTTGGAAACCCGGCAACGTCCAACTACTATAGAGGTAGAGAAGATGAATACTACATAGCAGTAGGGTATGCGATAAAGGAGAATTACCCTAAAGTTTTTTTTACACTGAAGGACAAGTTCGGCGGTTTTTTGGACAAATTCATCAAAAAACTCAAAAGCGGTTCCACCCAAGTATTCCAAAATGCTCTCTCAATGATGGAACCCTCCTCTTCTACCGAGTAGCTAAATTTTGGGGGGTATCGCCCGATGAGGCAATGAAATGGCAATACAGGCATTATATTGACTACATGGAGTACGCGCTGATTGAGTGGGACATAGAGATGCAATACGCCGCATGGGAGGAGAGAGAAATTGAAAGAAGCAAGAAGGGTGCCAGATAATGTCAGTTAAATTAGTTGAATTTGTCGCCCGGCTTGGTTGGGATATCGATACAAAAAAAGTTAAAGAATTCAATAAGTCATTCGATAAGGTGAAAAGTACAGCCACAGGGATAACCAAAGCGGTGTCCTATGTTGTTGGGGCGTTTACGGGTTTTGCTGCAGTAACCGGACTTCAAATAGCCCGAAATTACAACCTCGCTAAATCAGTCAACATGTCAGTAGAGGCTTATGAGGCCCTAGGCGGTATAATGGGTGACATCGGCCTACAGGAGGAATCCGTCATTGACATGGCTAAAGAGCTGAACAAGCGAATAGGTATGAAAAAAGTATTGGGTGTCTACCCCGAGCTGGATAAAGCGCTTAAGAGCATTGGGGTAACATTCTCGGAACTTAAAGGGCTAAACACTGAACAGCAGTTCATTCGCGTCGCCGACGCACTAAAAAATCTAAAAGACGAACAAAAGGCAGCAGCACTCGCGGATAAATTCTTTGCTGAAAAAGGTACACAGGTAGTAGGGCTCCTGCGTATGTACGATGAATCTGTCGCAGAGCTGGTGAAAAAGCGTCAAAAACTCAACCTCTTAGACCAAGAAAGTCGCAAGGGCACCGTCGCGTTCAAAGGGGCGCTAGACGATGTAAGCGTCACAGTTCGATCATTAGGCGCATTAATTTTCGGTACTCTAGCTAAATCACTTGAACCTTTAATCCGAGCGTTCATCGACTGGGCAGCGGCAAACAGGCAGGTAATCCAATCGCGAATTAAAGTGTTTGCAGGGGAATTGGCAAAAATAATCCGGAGTGCCACTAAAACAATCAAATGGCTAGCAGAGGCGCTAAGCACGGTCGTCGATAAGGTGGGCGGGCTTCACAACGCAATCCGCCTACTGAAATATGCTTTTACGAGTTTAGCCCTAGTACGGGTGATTGATGCATTCATCAAGTTTAAAGCAGCAGTAAAAGCTGCAACGATATGGCAGACATTCCTTAATGCAGCCATTGCCCTTTGGCCTGCCCTCGCCGCCGCTGCGATATTCCTTATCGCGCTACTAATCGAAGATTTATACTACTTCTTTACCGGCGGGAAATCGGTAACAGGTGATTTTGTCAATTTTGTCAAAGGCTTATACCAGGAGATGGTTCTAGTAATGGAGGGGTGGATAGCCGATTACGCTGAATCGTTCAAAGCTTATTACGATGAGATGGTCCTCGTTGTGGAAAATGCGATTACAGCGGTGGCAGACTTTTGGGGCGGACTGTTTAATTTTCTTAAAACCGTAGTTACAGTGTTTATTAAATTTGTAATCGGCACCTTTCAAAATATGCCCGAAGCATTTGAAATTATTGGTGACACCATACTGAGCTTTTTCACAGGCATAATCGACCGAATAAAGGGCCTGTGGGACACCCTCACCAAATATTTCTCAAAGGGTATAGAGGTAACCGTCGATAAATTAAAGAGTGTACCGGTGGTCGGCGAACTGTTCGGTGATGGGGATGCAACCCCTGCCCCCGTATTACGTCCAAGTTTAGCCGCCCCTTCTCCTGCTGATTTTATGATATCCCCTCTAGTGGCGGCTAGCGCTGGAGCGTCTAAACAGACGAGCATACAGAATACGACTAAAATCGAAGCACCGGTGACTATAGTCCAGCAGCCAGGGCAAAACGGCGCAGATTTAGCAAGAGAGTTTTCATCCACACTAGAATTCGAGGTAGGCAAAGCAGCAAGAAACAACAGCACAGGGATAGAGTATTGATATGCCATTAGGGTCAGAATTCATAACGGGTGAACGTGAATTGAAAAAGCTCATCGGGGATGTGGCCCAAAATACAATTAACGATTTATCGATTGACGTATTAGTGGATTGTACGCCTGGTGAAACGTGGGATGTGTCGTCACACGGGGATGTAGAGTACAGTGCAGAGGATAACCGGGTAAAAAAACCCACATCCCTGAAATTGGAATGCATATTCACTGATTCGCCGCCGGATGTAAAAAGGCCCGTAACATGGCGTGAGAAGAAAGACATTTTGGAGGGCTACAAAGAATCCCAAGAAGTACTGGAAATTAATACTGAATATGATACGTACCCTAACATGCAAATCGTCTCATTCACTCCACGACGGACGCGTAGCACGGAGACAGCGTTGTTTGTCACCATTGAGTTTAGAGCGGTCAATATCATATATTCGGAGACTGTCGAGGTTGATGAAAAAATGATACCCAGACGTAAGCGTAGG